TTCTCTTTTTTAATTCAATATTTAACGAGATAAGAGAGCCTCTCACTAAATTGTTTTCTTTTTCTTTAATTATTTCTTCTTTAGTTTCCTCAACTAAACTATCTTGATATTCTTTTAATCCTCTTTTAGCAACTACTAAATCGCTTTCTGCTTGAGAATACGCCGGGTATGTTACAGCTGAAATATCAAATAATTCTCCTATTTTTTTTATTGTTCTAATGTTATTACCCTCATCATCTGTAGACCAATCATCTTCTTTTACTGTAAACGCAAATGAGCTTTGATTTACATCTTGTCTTTTCATTGATATTGCTAAATCCTTTCCATAAGATGTTTCGGGCATTTCAAATTCATATTTTAAACCTTTTTCATCAGCTGACAGTTTTAATGTCCCAGCTGTATTTCTTGCAAGAATAAGATTTGGATCGTGATTAATTAATGCTCTTACGTCAGAGTTAGAAATTAATTCATCATTAAAAGCTCCTCTTTCTATATATTCATAAAATCCACCAAGATTATTTGATCTTGAATCATAAACACTTGCATATCCAACTACAACATCTTTACCATCTTCTGTTGAATCAACTCTTGTTTCTACGTTAAAAATTCTTTTTTCCATATTATTATTATTTTTTTTATTTTCTAATTGAGTATTACAAACAGCTAATCTTTGTTTTTCATCTTTATAATCTTCAATCATTATTTTATCTGACATACATCTGTCAATAAAATCACTTACCGTTTCGTTTAAATTAGGAGTTGGTATTGGCATCCTCTCCAATTTTATCTATTGTAGTCATGTTTAATTGCATAAAATGTTTGTCACCACCATTAATAGAATTTAAATTTTCTTTTTGTCTTACTTCATTTATTGACATATAACCATTTGTAATTGCTGTTTTATACGCCTCAGTTCTTGATTTTACATCACCTCTTAGCAATCCATTTACGTTAAACTCTACAAATGTTTTTCCAAGCTCATTTGTTCTAAACAATTTTAAATTCATTTCTTGCTCTATTCTTGTAATGTAAGGCATTAAGGTATATGTAACAAATTCCTGACTTTGCATTTCTATATTATTAAAACTTGATTTGCTTAAATCTTTTAACATGTGAGGAGGGCAATTAAATATACGAGCCACTTCCTCAATACTAAACTGCCTTGAAGATAAAAACTGTGCTTGCTCTGGGCTAATTGAAATAGGTTTAAATGTTAATCCTTCTTCTAATACTATAGTAGAATTACTGTTTTTTAGTTTACTATAATTATTGTTAAAGCTCGTTTTTAATCTTTGTAATGCCGTGTCAGATAACGCCCTATCTGTTTGTAAAATAGAACTTGGTTTTGCTCCGTTAGAAAAGAATGTTGAGCCAAATTCTTCTAAACTAACACCCCAATTTAAAGCCTTAGCACATTGATCTATTGGGCTTAATCCTGTAACACCATCATCTGTTATTGTTTTAAAGTGTAGCATGTCGCTAGAATCTAAAACAGAACCACCATCTACTTGATAAAACAACTCATTATTATTTACTACAACTGTAACACTGCTTGGATCTAAACATATTAATTGAACCGGAGTTCCAGAATTATTTCTTACTATTTGCACATAACTATTTCCCTCAGTACAAATGCTTAGCATAATAAACTCAAAAAAAGTTATTTTATTTTGATAATAGTTAGGCTTAAATTTTACAAGTTTATAAATAGGACTTTTTGTGTCTTCTAATTTATCCCCATTAGCTTGTTTAGTATAAACAGATATAGGCAATGATGAAACAGATTCAGCAAGTAATCTAATTGCACACCAAACCGCAGTAAGCGTTAAAGCTTTATCAGTATCAAAAACATTTGCGTCTGGAAAAATTGTATTAAGAGATAAATCTCTTTTTTGAGTTTTAGGAGGAATGAATACGTTTGTAATTCTTTCAAGTAATGTCAATGTAATTTTTTTTATTATACACTAATAATTACACAATTATAATATTATTTATATTAAAAAAAAAATTATATAAATATACTTTTTAACATACTTTATAAAACTAAAACTTCTCTTGTATCATAAATACTATCACCACTTTCAGTTGTAAGATGACTTCCTATGGCCATTATTAAAGCAACTACAGGGTCTATACGGTCTACACTTTTAGATTTTGAGGGTTTAATATTTCCAGCCGGATCTTCTTGCAAAGTAACATTACTCAAACACCAATTTACACATGGATTATTGTTGTGAATAATATTTTTAGCTAATATCTCAGCTTCTAATGTTTTGGTAGGCATTGACATAGAAACAAATCCTTGACCAAATGGATCCATATTAGCTCCATCATTTTGCAAATCTATTACTAATTGAGAAGCGTTCCACCTATCATAACATACAGATTGTATTCTGTATTTTTTACTTAACTCATTTATCTTAGATCTTATAAAATTATAATCAGCCACATCACCTGGAGTTGCGTAAACATGTTTATCTCTTAACCAAGAAACATAATCAACACCATCTCTTTCACTTCTTTTTTTTGCATTTTCTTCTGGAATAAATATATAAGGAATAAAAACAAACTTACCATTTACATTAAACAACAATACAAAAGCAGTTAAATCTCTTGTAGATGCTAAATCCAATCCACCCCAACATTCTTTACCTTCTAATTCTGAGTAATCAAAATCTTGATAACAAGCATCCCACTCACCAGATGTAAGCCAAGCACTATGTGAATCTGTCCATTGATTAAGCATTAATCTTCTAAATGTATTTTGATATGATGGAACATCAACAGCTCTTTGGCTTTCTCTTTCCATGTATTCCTTTCTTAAACTAACACCATAATTTGGATTTGCTTTTTGCCATGTAGATTCTAAAGTAATATCATCATCATTTTCAGCTTCATATATTACAGTATAAAACGAATCATCAGAAATAACAGAATCAGCAACTTTCTTAGCGTAAGAATATATTTCATAACATATAGATTGCTTATCGTATCCAGCTGTTGTAATTGCAATTGTCAAAGGCTGCCTTCTTGATCCAGTTGATGTTGTTAATGTGTCCCACAAATCTCTGTTTGGTTGCGTATGCAATTCATCAAAAATAATACAATTGGCGTTGAAACCATGCTTAGTTTTAGAATCAGAGCTAATGGCTTGATAGTAATTTCCTTTTGATTCATTGACAATAGAGTTTCTAAACACCTTGCCTCTATCAGATAATTCTGGACTTTGCAAAATCATTCCTTTAGCTATCTCAAAAACTATCCCGGCTTGTTGTCTATCACCAGCTGCGCTATAAACTTCACTTCCTCTTTCTTCGTCTGCATAAAGCATGTAAAGACCAATTGCTGCGCAAAGTGTACTTTTGCCGTTTTTTCTCGGCACTTCAATAAAAACTGTTCTGTATTTTCTAAGATTTGTTTTTTTGTTTTTCCAACCAAATATATCACCAACAATTTTGCTTTGCCATTTTTCTAATTTTAATGGCTTACCAGTTAGCTCTCCTTTCGTATGTGTTACAAAAGTTTCAATAAACCCAATGGCTTTTTTTGCTGCCTTATCATCAAAGTAAAACTTAGTCAAAATAATTATTTATTTGTGTATTGTTAGTTGTTACTGGAGCTGATATGTTTGTTCTTGCAACTGGAGTTAATCCAAATTGAGATGCTAATTTTAATGCATTATTTAACGCGTCATTTTTTATTTTGACAAATGGCTTAGCTTGACTTCTAATTATATCACCATTAGTGTTTTTAAAAATATCAACTCTTCCATTTTTTCTTAATTCTATTTCGCATTCAATATATAAAGCCATCTCATTGCAATAACTTTCGATTAATCTAAGATCAATATGATGTAGCATTTTTAAATTAAATAATTGTGATGTTACTTTATACCATTCTTCAACTCCAATTGTAGATAATAACTCTGGAGCTTCTGGCAATTGACTAACCAAATCAACTTGCATTTCATTTTCAAGAACTCTATCTGCTCTTGCAGTTCCTTGCATTTCTTTTAACACTGTTGGTGTTTTTTTTCTACCTTTTCCCATTACTTCTTTTTTAATGTTGGCTCTGTTCTTATTAACGTAGGAAAACCACCAAATTCTTTTTCAACTTCAACCATGTATTTTTCACATTTACATTTTGCCTCTCTTGTTCTGACTTTTGAATCAACAATTTCTAAAGTTGCTTTTTCAATTTTTTTTTCAATTTTGCATTTTTTACAATAATATATAAACATAATATTTGGTTTTAGTTTGAACTTAAACTGTTGTTATACCTAAACATCTAATTTTGACATCGATATCGATAAAC